TATCATGGAAGACGAAACCAGTGTCTCACAGACACCCGAAGAAGAGAGTAATATAACTAGGATAGATTCTTACAAGAAAGATATAACTACTTCGGGTGTCTCACAGACACCCTCTTTCGATATGTTTTGGTCAGCTTACCCAAGAAAGCGTGACAAAGGACATGCTCGACTAGCCTTCAAGAAACACTGCAAGACAACAGACCCAGCGATCATTATAGCTGGGGCGCAGAAGTATGCCGAGTATGTGTTCGAAACTGGCGTCGATCCTCAATACATTCCCTACGCAACCACATGGCTGAACGGTGAGCGATGGGAAGATGACCTTGAGTTTGAAGCAAATCCCCCACGCAAGCAGGAGAAATGGCTTGATGAATTATGATGCGCGCATTTCTTTGCTCAAAGCTTGGTTCAAAGAGCAAATTGTTACCCGCTTCAACATGCCCCGCGATCTTGACCCCAAGATCGTGGCCCTCGACATCATCGAAGCGATCAACCGCAACATCCCCAGCCAAACGGACGAAGAGCAGATGCGCAACCTCGTCGCCTCCATAGCGAAAGAGGTGGCGCAATCTGCCAAGACGCGCACCGTCCCATCCGTCAAGGAGTTCATCGAAGCGACTAGGAATGTGCATAGGAGCGACACAGAGCCACGCTCAGTGGGGTCTAACGATTTTATGGACCCAACCCACATCAACGCACAGAGAGTGCGCTCAGGAGAGCCTGTATCTGATTACTACATTTCAGGTAAAGGCCGACAGCTTTTAATCAGACACGCTGGGCTGAACGAAGGAGACTTTCACAACTATGATCTTGCAATAGCTGCATATATGCAGTAAGGTCGAATCAATAATAAGGAGAACCACAATGAAACGAACAGGATTTATCGGCGGCTCGGATTGCGTCAAGATTATGAACGGCGACTGGCTTGATCTATGGCAGGTCAAGACAGGTCGTGCTGAATCAGAAGACCTCAGCCGCAACATCGCAGTGCGTCTCGGCATCTGGACCGAAGACTTTAACCTTGAATGGTTTGAGCATGAGCATGACTGCATTCTCGAACACAATCAACTTGAACTTGGCAAGACTATCGGCATTGTTCCAGCCAAAGGAACTGTCGATGGGATATGGGTAGAACAAAACAGTATCGTTGAGGCGAAGCACACCAATAGCCGCAACACAATGGAAGCTGTTGTTCAATTCTACATGCCGCAAATCCAACTGTATGCTCGGCTCAAGGATGCTGATGGCATCTATCTTTCGGTGATCTTTGGCAACAACAAGTGGGAGTCGTCCTATGTCGCTTACAACGAAGAGTATTTCAATTCGATGTGGGCCGTGGTGTCAGACTTCTGGGGTTACGTTGAGCGCGATGAAGAACCTATTGGTGTTTCGCCGCCCTCAATCAGCATCGACAAGGTTGAGGTGGACAACATGGTCCGCAGAGATGCAGGTCAAGACAACGCATTCGTTGACGCCGCGCACACCTACATCGAAAACGAAGATGCGGCTCGTTCATTCGAGAACGCCAAGAAAGACCTGAAGTCTATGGTCGATAAGAACGAACGCGAAGTTTATTGCGACCTGCTGTCTATCAAGCGCAGCAAGAACGGCGCACTTCGCTTCACAAAACGATAAGGAGAATCACATGTCACTCGAACTTTGGAACAAGGTTGCCAAGTCAGACCCGAAGTATCTCAAGAAGATTAGCTTTGGCTCGCGCAGCTTCACCGCAATCGACCCTCAGTATCAAGTCCGTTGCGCAACAGAGCAATTCGGTCCGGTCGGTCAAGGCTGGGGCTGGATTAACGAGACACGCTTTGTCAATCTATCCAACGGCGACACCGCAGTCATTGCTGATGTCACCATCTGGACTGTTGATCGCACGAATTCCTTTGGCCCCTTCAGTGGATGCCGCAAATTCTTTGACGCAGCTAAGGGCCGAGTCGCAGAAGATGCACCGAAGATGGCAATTACAGACGGGCTGACCAAAGCATTGTCTCACCTTGGCTTTAACGCAGACGTGTTCCTTGGCGAAATGGACGGACAAAAATATGTCGATGATGCTAAAAAAGGAAACGGAAGCGTAGGAGGTTGGTGATGGATTGCATCCGAATGTAAGAGTTACGCACAAGATAGCGGATCAGCTTCTCCCAACTCTTGGTGATCCGCTTATGCAGCGCAAGCATCCACGCTGAACTGGAGGCCCGGCCCACTTGCGCACCGGGACACACACTCACACTGTAAGGAGCCAGAATCGTAGGAGACTTGGTGATGGATTGCATCGAATGGTGGGCAAACAAAAATTCAGATGGATATGGAGTATTGGACACCGCCCAAGCCAGACGATTTGGGCAACGTATGGCACACAGAATGATTTACGAAGAATGCTTTGGGTATATACCTGATGGCCTTCAAGTAGATCACATCTGTTGCAATAGGTCTTGCGTAAATCCAGAGCATCTTCAGCTAGTTACGCTAGAAGAAAACTTAAAGCTTGGGAAAGAACGCAGAACCCACTGCAAAAATGGACATGAGCGAACAGCAGAGAATGTGTATGTAACACCTCAGGGAACATACAGATGCCAAATCTGCCAAAGAAAAGCTCGAACTAAATACAGGAGAAAACAATGACAGATCAATACGACAATACAGATCGCGGCGCAGCATTTCGACCGTTCGATACTCAAAAGCTTATCTTGCAAGGCAAGCTGAACAACGATGGGACAGACAGCAAGATCGTATTGGTTAAAGATCAAACGAAGAATGGCACCAATCTAATCGAAGTCTTTCAAAAGGTTGGTGTTCTGTTTGAGAACGACAAGAAAGGCAATGAGAATGCGCCTGATTATACTGGCCCTATCGACGGGCGGTATGGGCAAGAACGGCGCATCGCAGCGTGGCGCAAGATGAAAGACGACAATCCATACATGTCTATGAATGTAAGCAACAAGCAAAGCGGAGGCGAGCAAAGTCAAGAGCAAGGCAGTGATCCCTTGCAAGATGACAAAATCCCTTTTTAGGATTGACACTATGTTGCGCCAGCAGAGTTGAAGAAAAAAGCCCAAGGTCTATTGGTAAAAAGTCTAAGGGCTGCTAAACTTCCCCGCATCGTTCGCTGAACGGTTCTCCGAGACTGCTGTCTCTAACTGGCGGGGCTATGGCCCCGCCTTTTTTATGGGAAATCATCATGCCAATGATATTAGAACTACCCTCAATTCATGAGCGCGCAGACACAGACGATATGCGCAAGCTTCTAAGCAAGTTAGCCGAAGCAGAGAAAAGCCTAATCGAAACAAAAGTCGGAAGACTGATGCGCAAGATGGGCAGCGACTACACTCACACAGACGTTCAGCGCCTTGTTGAAACTGCGGAAAACTGCGGCTGGGTGCAGTTAAAAACAAACGCACTTGGCAGCATTAAAAACATCACCCTAAGCCAAACAGGTCGTGACCTTATTGGCGAAACAAACCTAATGGAAAAATGAAATGACTTCTATGCACACCACACACCTGTATCTTCAGACCGCATGTGACGACGCAGAAGGCGCGCACAATGGCGCTGATAACCTGCGCGACATCTACATTGCATCGCTGCGCCACAACCTCATTGCTGCACTTGCTCGCTGCGACATGGATAGCGACGAGGAAGCTGAAGCCCTGCTCGAAGACACAATCCAGAACGCATTGCTTGATGGCATGGATGTAGATTGGAACATCAAGAAGGGCGCTCGCGATGTGATGGAAGCACTGTTTGATTTTGGAGAGAGCAAGTGAGCAACAGCATCCCAACGCAGCACCTTGCAATCAAGGCTGCGGTTCAGCGGATTGAAGCAGCTTACGACAAAGAGAAAGAAGCGCGCGCTCGTTCGGTTACGCCAAGTGATCGTGACGCCGTAGAGTCTGCAACAATCCAAAGGCGTAATGCATATTACTCGCTGCGTGATGCAGTTGATGCATTAATAAAAGACGGCATGTGATGAGTGATGATCTGGTAAAGATAGAACCTATCCGCGCCACCCTTTCAGAAC